TATATCGGTGGTGGGCGGTCCGAACTGGAGGCGGGCGACGGTGCCGATGGCAACGGTGCTCCTGCAAACTGGACTGTGTCAGTGCCCGATCCCTACACGGAAGGTATCGCAATCTGCGGCGCAGGCAACGGTGGTTCACGAGACTCCGGAGCCAACACGGGCTTTGCCCTCAAAATGGTCACAGCCACGGGGGATGTCGCAAACGGTGCAGCAGTCGAAGCGGGTTTCGTCAACCGCTCTGGCGCGGCGATGGTGTCGGGTCAGTCGGTGTTTGGCTCGGCTTCCGTAGCTCTGGACGCTGCGGCGTGAACTCCGGTACGATGGGGTACGCGGGGAACGGTCGTATCACTTGTACGACTGCTTCCCCGCATCACAGGGCACCCAACGCTATCCCGTATGATGCAAGTGGGCTGTTGTGCGTTGGCGTGGAAGTACAACCTCGTGCATTTGTATCTGGAATACCCTACGGCAACGTCGGACGCATCTGCATAACTCTGCTTGCTCCCATTTCTCGGCACATCGCAGGTATTCCGATGGGAGCAACTGGGCGTGTGTGCTGCGATACGTCAAGTCCTATCGTTAGCTACGTCCGGGGTATCCCCATCTGTGCCAATGGGCGAGTTGCAATAGAGGTTCCGGTTGCTGGACAGTTTGGATTGGATGATCTAGATGGTGACGAGAACCCAGACACAGTGTTGTTGGACTTGCCCGGTGGCCCAGATGTAACCGAAGACGCCGATAGTTTCAACATTGACATCAACGGTGACGGTACGGTAGATATCATAATTCCGAAACCATAGGAGACTCACAGTGGAAACCTTCCAGGAAGACCCCAACCTGTTCGATCCTCGCAACTTGTTTGCCGGGGACGAAAAGACCCCAGTACAGTTCTACATGGGCGCGATGCCTGCCCCCAAGGCTGAAAGCGAAGCTGCGGGACACCCCGTGTTCTACGACATGGAGTACATCCGCATTTTCAACTCCAAGGACAACATCATCGATCGCCCCGTGCGGGACACGGACAAGAAACGCTGGCCTGCCAAGTACGCCGCGTGGAAACAGTCTGGAGCGTCGGAGCCCGGCGGCGGCGGGTGGAAGCTGGAGGCCTGGCCTGTGATGAGCCGTGCCCAGGTGGAGGAGTTCAAGTACTTCAAGGTCTTCACCGTGGAACAGCTGGCCGAGATGCCGGACAGCGTGGGGCAGAAACTCATGGGGTTCACGGGCCTCAAGCAGAAGGCGCGGCAAGCGCTCCAACTGGCGCAAGAGAACGCCCCCATGGAGATGCTGCAAATGGAGCTCAAGCGGCGCGACGAAACAATCACCGAAATGCTGTACGAGTTCAAGAAGATGCGTGCGCGCCTCGACGAGCTCGAGGGCAACGCAAAACCCCGCAAGAAGGCAGCGTGAGGTAGATCATGGGACTGCTGCAGAAACAGCAAACCATCCTGTACGAGGTTCAACAGGCTTGCATCCAGTTGAACCTTGCACCCCCGGAGGAGGTCTACGCGTCTACGGACGATACTGCTCTCCTCATGGGGTCGGTGGCGAACCTTGCGGGCATCATGTGCAATGATGCCTACGACTGGCAGATGATGCGCGCACAGTTCACGTGCGTGGGGGACAGCGTGGAAACGCAGTTCGATCTGCCTGATCACATTGCAAGGTTCGTTGACCAGACGGGGTGGTCGCTGGCTATCCGGCGTCCCGTGGTCATCCTGAACCCGCAGCAGTGGGCAGCCATCAGCTCGTGGTTGTCGCAGAGCTTTTACATGAACCCCGCCTGTCGTATCATGAACGATATGGTGGAGTTCATTTCGGCCCCCGCGTCTGGTGACAGCATCAACTTTGAGTACATCCGCAGCGATTGGGTGATCGATGGGCTGGATCCCCTTGAGCGGAAAGACTTGCTGACCTTGGACAGCGACGTGCCCATGTTCGATTGGCTCTTAATGGTCCTTGCCATCAAGGTCAAGTACTGCGAAACCAAGGGGCTGGACACCACCGCGTTCCAAAGCGATTTCAACGATCGGATCAAGCAGCTGACGCAAAACGACGAGATGGCCCCCATCCTGTTTCTCAACGGCCAAATCGCGGGCGGGTATCGTTACCTGGACAACTTCTTCAATTCTCCTGACACGAACCTGGGGCTGTAATGTTCCGTCAAGCTGTCGCTCAAAATACGAGGCGGGCTCGCCCCCAGGTGGGGCAGCTCGTTCCGTTTGGCGTGCCGTTCAAGGGCATCAATGCCCAGGCCACGTTCGCCAACATGGGGAGCGAGTACGCGCTGTCTCTGCGCAATGTGCTGGTGAACGCATACGGGATGGAAACCCGTGCAGGGTACACCGAATGGGCCACGGAAATCCCCGGTGACGAATTGCCGGTGCTCACGGTGCTGCACTACTATCCGGCGAGTGCTGGTGGGCTGACTTCGTTTGGGTTCGTACCTGGGAGTAAGATTGATCCCCACCGTATCGGCATGCACCGAATCGAAGCGTACAGCGGCCCCACGCCCGGAAAGATCTTCGCTGCTAAGGGCGGGTTCTTGTATGACGTCACCATTGGCGGGGATGGTCCATGGACTGCCGAGGTAGACGTTGAAGGGGATAGCGACTACTGGAGCTTCGTAAATTTCCAGAACACCGCAGGTTCTTTCCTGTTGACGTGCAATGAGGAGGGCGGGTACGCTATCTACGATGGCACGAACTGGACCATGCCTGTTGAGGGGGCTGGCGTGGGCGAGATTGAAAACGTAAACCCAGAGCTGTTGGTTTTCGTTACGACGTTCAAAAATCGCGTTTGGTTTATCGAACAAGACAGCACGAGTGCGTGGTACCTGGATACAGAAGCAATCACAGGGCCTGCAACCGAATTCGATTTTGGACCGTTGCTGGCGCACGGCGGGTATCTGGCCGTGTTGGCGACTTGGACGATTGACGGAGGGGCTGGCATAGATGACCATCTTATCGGGATTGGTAATCAAGGCGATGTTATCATCTATAAAGGGACCGATCCCAGTGATGCTGCAAACTTCCAACTGGTTGGGGTTTGGTATGTCGGTCCACTCCCCAACGGTCGGCGGTGTGTCGAGCAGGATGGTTACGACGTCAACATTCTCTCGCAGCTCGGCGTCACCCGTATTTCTCAGGTACTTGAGTCCAATTCGGCGTCGGCGCTCATTGACAACGCCGTCACCAAACTCATCGCCCCCATCATCGGACGATTGATGCAGACCTACGCCAACCTGGAAGGTTGGCAGGTCAAGACTATCGCCAAGGACGAGCTCATTCTGGTGGGCCTCCCCTACGGAGCGCCTAATAGTGAGGGTGAGTTCTTTGCGTTGAAGCTGACAACAAACGGCTGGAGCATTATTGACAGCGTGCCGTATGTCTGCTTCGACACGGTGGGAAATGTGACCTACGCGGGCACCGACGATGGCAGGGTCGTGCGGGCATTCAATGGCTCCCTGGACAACGTGCCGTTTGAAGGTAGCTTCACGGGGGATTCTATTCACTGTCGTGTAGTTCCAGGGTACAGCTACCTGGGAGCTCCTGGCCTGCACAAGAATATCACCATGTTTCGGCCTTCGTTCACGTCGTCGTACGTGCCTGGGCTGAGCTTCGTGATCTTAACTGATTTTGGACCTGCGTTGCCTCTGTCCACCCCCACGGTGCCCACTAGTGTACTCCCCGGGTGGGATGAGGCAATCTGGGATGTGGACCTATGGTCGGGGGGATTGCAGCCTATTGCGAAGTGGTTTGGGGCTACAGGTGAAGGGTTTGCAGCCACGGTACAGTTGGAGTACAATGCGGTTGGCGGAACGTTGCTAACCGCTATGGACTTCTTCGTACAACAAGGAGGCATCCTGTGATAGTCTCGCCCACGAACACAAAGGAATGGAACACGCTGGCGCACTTTCTGCTGGTTCATGCAGGGGTGCAGCCTTCCACCGACTTGAAAATGCTGGGATGGGTTACGAACGATCAGGTTCAGATCGTTGTGGGGATGAACGGCTTTCTGGGCAAGGTTGCTCAAATCCACATTGCAATGGAGTACGGGCACCACTTCACACCGAAGAGCATGTTAAAGGAAGTTTTCAAGTTTGCGTTTGAAACTTGCAAGCTGGAGATGCTTCTCGGGGTCGTCAACAGTGACGCTGAGGAAGTGGTGAAGTATGACCTGCACTTGGGTTTCAAGGAACTGTACCGCATCCCTGGTATGCATGAAAACGGTGGTGACATCATACTTTTGGGGATGAGGCGAGAAGAGTGTAGGTACCTCAGACCCAGAATTAACGGCACTGCCCGAGTTCCACAGGAGGCGTAGATGGGCGGAAAGGGTGGTAGCTCTTCCAGCATGTACGCTGCGCAGCAACAGGCGCAGGCGTCCAAAGAAGTAACGGCGCAACAGACGTGGGCCAACCGGCCTGAGCTGAACACTCCTTGGGGCTCCCAGACGTGGCAAACCTCCTCGGCTATTGATCCAGCTACTGGGCTGCCCGTTACGAAGTGGACGGGCAACGTCACGCTGTCGCCGGAGGAGCAGGCTGCCCTTGATTCGCAACAGCGCATTCAGCAGGGGCGCAGCGACACGGCAGAAACGCTGCTCGGGCAGGCCACGGGCGCGTTTGAAACTCCGTTTGATTGGGGCTCGCTGCCACAGGTGCCCGGCAGTACCACTGATGCGTCCAACGCGGCTTTCCAGCGGATGCAAGATTTCATGGCCCCCACACGGGAGCGCCAACAGGCTCGACTGGAGAACCAACTCGTCAACCAAGGTTTGCGGAGGGGGAGTGAGGCGTACAGGAACGCTATGTCCGACCTGGATGATCAGTTCACCAGGGAAGACCAAGCGTTCATGACGCAGGCGGGGCAAGAGGGACGGTCGGATATTCAGACCTCCCAGGGGCTGCGGCAGGCGGCAATTGATGAGCAGATCAAGCGCCGGGGTATGACTCTTAACGAGTTGAACGCTCTGTTGAGCGGGCAGCAAGTCAACATGCCCAATATGCCGAACGTCATGCCTGCGGGTAAAGCCGAAGGGCTGCAATCTCTGCAAGCTAACGCTCAAAAGGATCAGGGCAGTGACTGGGGTTCAGCAGTCGGTGCGGGGGCAAGCGCGATTGGTACGGTGGCTCTGGTCGCTCTATGAAGGCCCTACAGTTTTCCGGTGGAATCGACTCCCTGGCGACACTTTTTCTATGTCGTTCAAATTGGGACGATATCATCGTGTTCTGGTGCAACACGGGGGCGGCGTACCCCGAGACCATGGACTACATGGCGCGTATCAAGTCATTGGTCCCCCGTTTCGAGGAGGTTAGCAGTGACAAGCTTGCGTGGGAAGCTGTCAATGGCACTGCGGTGGATCTGGTACCGACCGATAGTACAGTACTCGGGCAGGCTATCCGCGGTACCCTGGACCGCCCGCGTTTTGTTGATTATCTTCAGTGTTGTTCTGCTAATATCTGGTGGCCGCTGCATCTAGCGGTGCAGCGCCACGGGATTAAGCACATCATTCGTGGGCAGCGCGCAGGAGAGAAAAGGAAGGCCCCCTTCCGCAGTGGTTCGGTAGACGAAAATGGTGTGGTGTATGAGTTCCCCATTGAATCGTGGACTAAAGAAGAAGTCCTGCGGTACTGTGAGGAAGTTTGCCCGGAGTACATCCCGCCCCACTACTACGACGGGGAACAAACTTCACATGATTGCTGGGACTGTGTGGCGTATTTGGATGAAAACCAGCAACGGATTAAGAACCTTCCAGACGAAAAGAAGGCGGTAGTGTTTGCGAAACTCGCAAACCACTATCGGGCAGTATCGGAAATACTCTACGTAATGGAGGATCTCGATGTTTACTGACGAGCAGTTGAAGATGATCATGCAGATGCCCGACTTTTCTGGCGAGGAGGCGGTGCTGGCTCGTCAGGGGCAGATGGCAAATTCGCTGCGCCAGTACGGGCGCGGGGGCGGAAACGACACTGGGTCCAACATTGCCCGAGCTCTGGGTGGTGTCGGGGGTGCCGTGGCCGACTACTACGGGGCCAAGGGAACCATCGGCCTGGGTGACAAGCGTCGCGCTGCCCTCCAGGGTATTTTCGGTGGCGGCGGAGGCGGAGGCGGAGGCGGTGCTCCCGTTGTAAACGCGGACATCAGCAACTACTGAGTGGGAGAATGGAATGGCTTTCCCCGAGACCCTTGTGGCCCAGGAGGCGCTCGCGCGTGGTTTGCGGGAGAATCAACAAAGTGCCCCCGCCCGTCCAGACATTAGCGAGCTCTATGGGCGCCTGGAAACGCTTCAGGGTGCCCCCCTTGACTACTCGAAGATTGAGAAGTTTAACAAGGGGAAGATTGCCTCCGCTCGAAGGGACGCTCTCGCGGGACTTGCACTCGGTGTGCTCGGTGGTGAGCGCCTGGGTCGCTACGGTGATCATATCTTCAAGCAGGCTCTGGGCGACATGGAGCCTATCCGTCCGAACCTTGCGGATGTGGGTTACGTCGACCCTGAAACAGGCGAGTTTGTTGAGAACCCGGCGGTAGCGCGTGGCCGCGATGAGAAAATGATCACGGGGCGCATTGACGCCTTGGTGCGGGAGAAAGAACATGGTCTCAATCGGCTGTTGGCAGAGGGTCGTCTGGAGGAAGCTAAGCGAGCGCATGACGAACTTCAAGAGTATCGTCAGGCAATGCTGGAGCTCTCTGGTAGAAGGCTTGATCAACAGGGTGCGAACGCGGCTGCCAAGGCGAGTAAGGCGGACGAACCCAAATTTGTCCCGGGTCTTCAAGCGACTAAGGGCGGAATCCAGGTTCCGGTATACCGCTCCCCGGATGGTCAGTATGTCACTGCAGACGGCCAGCCGCTGGATAGCTCTCCAATGTCTACGGCTGAGAGTGCTAAGGCGACGCAGCAGCTGAAGACCGACTTCCAAGGGTACACTGCTGCCAAAGAGCTTGCTGCGGAAATCGAAAAGAACAAGAAGGCGTTCGGGTTCCTTACCGGCGCGCTCGCCAGTTCCAGCCTGCCCCAGACTGTCAAGTCGTGGGGGCAGTCGGCCATGCTTACGCCGGAGCAGCAACAGCTTCGGTCGCAAGTGTACTCGCAGGCAGCCGAGCGTGTGAAGGAACTCTACGGTGTGGCCCAGTCCCGTGGCGAAAGCGGCCGGATGGAGCAGTTCCTCATCGTGGAAGGTGACTCTCCGGAGACGGCAGTCAACAAGCTGAAGGGTGCAATCAAGGAATACGAGCGTATGCTCCGGGCACAGCAGGCTGCGTCGAAGATTACGTCCAGCCCAAGTACCGTCCCTGTCGGTGAAGTGAATGCGCCGGCCAAACCGGTCGCGCCTCTTTACGGTCCCCCACCGGCAGGGGCGGTTCGCAGGAGAACTAAGTGAACACGTTCACTGTCACTATCGGCGACCAAGAGTACGACGTCGACGCGCCAGACGAAAACACTGCTTGGCACTGGGCTCAGCAGCAACACTATCAGCTGACCCCTGAGCAACAGCAGTGGGCGAACCGTGGCAAGATGGCTGCGGAGTCCGGCAACCTGCCCGTGCTTGGACCGGAGGGTGTCGCACAAGAGCTTCGGGATAACCCGCAGGCAGGTCCCTTCACGCGTGCCTACGCTGCGTCGGGGAATGTGCTGAAGCAACCCTACCAGAGTGTCAAACAACTGGTCGGCGGAGACGTGAGCGATGCAGATGTTCTAGCCACCCGCGCGCTGAACAGCGGCGTGCCGGGTGTGACAGGAAATCTGGTGGGTAACGCTGCGCTCGCGGGCACCCCATCCATCCTGGGTAAGTCCATCTCCATCGCACCCCCAGGCGCACACGTTCTCAAAAAGGCGTTGACGAGCGCCGGTGTGGGTGCGCTGGCTGGCGGACTGCTTGAACCCACCGCAGGGGACGAGTCCAGACTGGCTAATGCTGCCATAGGCGCAGCAGGGGGCGGCGCTGTGCCTGTGGCGTCCCGAGTGGCTACAGGCCTCGTCCGTGCCAGCCCGGAGGCCCAGGCGCTTATGGCAAAGGGTATCCAGCCTACCGTCGGTCAGGGAGGCACTGGGTTCATGGGGGGCGTTATCGGTACCGTGGAGGACGCGCTGGAGAGCATCCCCGTAGCGGGTAAGCTCGTGGGGGCTGGGCGTCAGCGGGCACGGAACGAGCTCATGCTGGAAGCCGCACGCGAAGCGTCCCCCATCGGCGAAATTCACACAGTCCCAGGTCGTGGGGAGTTTTTCAAGGAACTCAACAACCAGTTCGACGACGCCTACACTGAAATCTTCGGTGGCAAGAAGGTAGACCTTGGTCCGTTTGTCAAAGCCAACGCGACCCGGCTGGCTCGGCAGGCTTTAGGGCCGAGGGCTACCAGGGCACAGATCAACGAACTGGAGGCGGATTTGAACCGACTGATGCCAACCGGCAAGCAGATGTCTGCCATGGATTACAAGCAAATTCTGGATAACATCCGGGGGCGCACCAGTCAGCACATGACGAAGGCGGACAAGTCCAGCCTTCCCCAAGACGAGAATATGGTCAAGGCGTATCAAGCCGCTGGTCGTGTTCTTACGAATAACCGCAACAAAGGGTTGGCCCCCGATGTCGTCGAAAGAATCGAAGCCTTGGAAGAGAAGGAAACCAAGAAACGTATCTTGGAAAACGCTGCGGGCCGTGCGCGAGAGGGCGAAAGCGGGACGTCGGTACAGAACCTCATTGCAGCAACTGAAGCTATAAACCCTCGGCGTTCCAAAGTGTTTGGTACGGGCGCGTATCAGGATTTGACCGATCCTGCTAAGAAGGTGCTTAGCGAGGATCTGGAGAAGGGCTCCCAAACGCTGGGTCGCCGTATCGGTAATCTGGCTGCGGGAGGCATGGGGGCTGCCGCACTGCCGGGCACTACGACTGCCGCAGCCGTCACTGCTCTGGCTGGACTCACTCGTAAGGGCTCCAAGGTACTGTTCGGGGAAACCAATCCACAGAAGTACGCAGCCGAGGTTTTGCGCAGAACATCTGGGCAGCTTACTCCCCTGGCCGCCGAAGAAGCAGTTGAATTTTCGAGGTAATCATGCCACGCGACGCTAACGGTATCTATACTCTCCCGGCGGGCAACCCGGTTACTCCGCTGACGCCCATTGAGTCCACGTGGGCGAATAACACGCTGGACGATATCGCCACTGCGTTGAGCGGTTCACTGTCCCGCAGTGGTCTGGGGCCGATGTTGGCCCCGTTGGAGCTCATTG